ACATTAGTTACTTACCCAATCGCATAAATACAATATAAGACTGGGATAAACATATGGCTGTAACAAACTACGAAATTATTAATATTGGCGCAACACCGAACGATGGTTCTGGTGATCCGTTAAGAGTTGCCTTTGATAAGATAAACAACAACTTTGCTAATCTATCATCGACTGCTGTTATATCGTCTAATACATATACAACAGGTAATGTAGCAAATCAAGTTATTTGGGAATACCCTGCAAACGCATTTACATTGGGTTCATTCTTTATTAAATCAAATGATCCAGGTACTATCGATCAACAAGATGTTAGACTAGATGCACAACTAAGTGCTAACTCAGCCAACATTAAGTTTTCAGCATACTCATCTACACAATGGGGTAACGTTCTTATACCAGGAAGCGGTTATGACATGGATGTCACTTCTGGTAATGTTAGAATCACAGTTGATCCTGATCTTGCAAACGTAGGCGGCTCACAAACATTATTTCACTTTATTAATTCTTCAGTCATGTTCCAAGGAGTAGCACCAGCTGGTCTACCACTCGCATTAGATGGTTATGTAGATTCAGAACTATCATCTGAAGCCAACGACACAATTACAACTGAAGAAACTCCATAATGAGAGCAACAGAATTTATTACAGAAGATAATGCTCCTGGTAAACTATCGAAGCGCCAACGTTATGGTTCAAGAGGAATGCATAAGTTCCAAGATGTAGACGGTAGAGATAGAGTCTACGAATTGAATCGTGTAATGATGGCTCTTGCTCAAGCAAACGGCAACGTTGGTGCAGATGACGGCATCGATTTAGATTCAGAAAGTTGGATCGGTACAAGTAACATGGCTGTGCCTTATACTGAACTAGAGTCTAATATGTTAAAGTCAGCATACAAAGCAGTAGGCTCTGAATGGGAAGACTTAAACGCAGGTGATATGAAGTCAGTTGAACTACCGACTGTTAATACAGAAAGTCCTGTAGAAGGCTTTAAAGGATATCCAAGATAATGGCAGCAATCAATGTACCAGTCAAAGGCTTAACAGGATTAATTACAATCTTTGCATATGCTGATGATGCAGTAACTACAATAGCAGATGTACTTGCTTCAATCGTTGCCGCAGATGGTATAACTGCAGGGTATTACTACAATCTAGCATTAGTAAGAGATACCAGTAAAGATAATTTGACAGCACCCACAGCAACACTTTCATCATTAAACTTTGTAGGCGCAACTGGTACAAATTCTTTTACCGCCGGCGCTATCGTTAGTGAAACATTTGATAACGGAACACAAACGACTATACCAGCAACAGATATCTTTCTTACTACCCCAGCATCTACTTCAAACGCTCCTGCTAGTACGTTACAGTTCAGACAAGAGTTAAGAGTATCAGAAGTAGCAGAACTTAATAGAAAAGGCGGAGCCGGTGGCAACGTCAGTCTACCTGCATACAATGCGTTAAACACTGCTGACCTTGACTTACTACCCGCTAAGTATGTTGGCAATACAGCAACTCCAACTGGTACAGTACCACTCGCAACTAGTCGTCCTTGGACATAATAAAAAATTCTACCAGCATAAATCTCACTAAATAATATCATACATTTCACACTAGGAGCGATGAATGGATATTCCGTATGATATTAACAACACCCTTGATCTTATTAAATTAAAGTTTTACAATGAGTGGCTATATACGTCACATATCTATGACGAAGGAGACAGCCCATTTCATAAAAACTTGACTACTCAAGTAGTTGAAACATATATTGATCCATTAGCATTGCCTAAAGATTCTAAGATACTAGACTTAGGTTGCGGTCCAGGTTACTTCTTAGATGAAATGAAAGAACGTGGTTTTAGTGATGTCTTAGGCGTTACTTTAAGTCCTGGTGATGTTGCAATATGCACAGAAAAAGGACATAAGACTGCGGGATATGATTTATCATTCTTACCGCAGAAAGACGGTTACCATGATGAAAGTGTAGACTTTATATTCTTACGTCATGCATTAGAACATTCACCTTATCCTATCTTTAGTTTAATGGAATACAATCGTATTCTAAAACAAGGCTCAAAGATTTATATCGAAGTACCTGCTCCAGACAATGATCGTAAACATGAATTTAACTTAAATCATTACAGTATATTTGGATCAACTCAACTTGCCGCGTTACTGCAACGTACAGGATTCTCTATCGATCATTTTAATAATTTAGAATTTGATTTAGAACAAGACAATCCAAATGATCCTACTGGCGAACCTATGAAAATGAGAGAACATTACTATTGTATTGTTGCAACAAAGGCTCAGGGGTTAGACATTAAATAATGTGGGGAAGTTAGGTAAAACTGATAACATATTTGTAGTCTACCCGTCATTCGCCGGGGGAAATCATTTAGCAAATCTCATTGGTTTATGTGAAAACGTAGAACCTACATGGTTAAACGGTAAAAAATTACTACAGAAATACAAAAAAAGAAATAGCAACGATGCCGGAATAAACACAGGCGGCATGATAGCCCATTATAATATGCCAAACAACACAGAAGCCAATGAAGAACGTTTGTTTAATTGGGCTGATCAATTTATAAAGCAAACGGCTGATGGTTATATTAATTTATTGCAAGGACATCATCATTCATATGGCAAAATAGGACATAGTTTTGTTCATTGGAATGATAAAATATTTGATGGAATAACTAATATTAAATGGCTGATGATTGAATACCCGACTGATATAAATTCGTTATGTTCACAGAGAATGCAGATAGAAAAAAGAAATATTGAACCTCTAGAAGATGAAAAAAAATTATATAAAAAATTAGATAAACCACGTAATTGGGATTATTCACATTTTTCAAATCATCCGAATAAACTAACAACCTTAGATAAAATATATACTATGAATCCTGATACTAATGCTGTATCAATAAGTTCAGATGTATTCTTTAGTTATGAAGGAGTTAATTTAGTAAGAGATATGCTAAGAGATTATTTCAATTTAGAATTACCTGAGATAGCAGATGATATACACAATACATGGATAGACATGATAAAAAAGAGAATTGACTATTATAATAAACATGAAACATAAATTTATTTTTATAAGATATACCTTATCTTGGATTAGTCAACAGATGGCTATTCCATTTTGGGCAGTTGGACATTTACATCTTAGTCTCACAACAAATGTCTATAATGATATTCACATACTGATAGCATCATTGGGCATGAACGTTCTTGTCGCTATTGGTTTCTTATTAGATTACCAAGATTATAAAAAAGCCCACTAAACACTACTAAATAGTAGTATGAGCAGTCAAAACACATCTGGTGGCGAGTTAGTAAAAACACCTTATACTAAAACACATTACAAAAATCAAAAAGAGATTGATGACTTTGTTAAGTGCTGTGACCCTGATAATGGTTATTTGTACTTTATGGATAACTTCTTTTATATACAGCATCCAACTCAGGGTAGTATTCAATATCATCCATATGAGTACCAAGAACGTTTAATTAATACGTATCACAACTATAGATACTCTATCGCATTGATGCCTAGACAGTCAGGTAAGTCTACGTCAGCCGCAGGATATCTACTGTGGTATGCTATGTTTAGATCAGATGCTACAATTCTTATTGCGGCTCACAAATACACAGGCTCACAAGAGATTATGCAACGTATCAGATATGCATATGAAGCATGTCCTACGCATATTAAAGCAGGTGTGACTACATACAACAAAGGCTCACTAGACTTTGAGAACGGCTCTAGGATCGTCTCAGCAACGACTACAGAGAACACAGGTCGTGGTATGTCTATTACACTTCTATACTTAGATGAGTTTGCATTCGTAAGACCTACGATTGCGGAGCAGTTCTGGACTTCTATCACACCAACACTAGCAACTGGTGGTAAAGCGATCATCACATCTACTCCGAACTCTGACGAAGATCAGTTCGCATTGATTTGGAAAGGCGCGAACAAAAATATTAATGCACAAGGAGAAGAAACTGAACTAGGTGTAAACGGATTCAAACCTTTTAGATCATTTTGGAATGAGCAACCCGGACGTGATGACAAGTGGGCAGAAGAGATCAAAGCCCAATTAGGAGATGACAGATTTGCACGTGAGATTGGTTGTGAATTCTTAATTGCAGATGAAACTCTTATTAATCCTAATACATTAATTATGTTAGAACCATCAGATCCAGTAGACAGAATGGGTCAAGTGAGATGGTTTCAAAAACCCAAGAAAGGAATGGTCTATGTTTTAGGACTAGATCCGTCATTAGGTACTGGAGGAGATCCAGCCGCTATACAAGTCTTTGAAGCAAACACAACAACACAGATAGGTGAATGGAAAGACAACAAGACAGATATTCCTAGACAGATTAAGTTATTAGGAGAGATGATTCAATATATTGTAGAGACAACAGGTGAACCTAACAATGTCTATTACTCACTTGAAAACAACTCTATCGGAGAAGCCGCTCTTATATCTCTTAAAGAGTATGGTGAATCAAATATTCAAGGTATCTTCATAAGTGAAAGGGGTAAAAAACGTAGAGGATACAATACTACACAAAAAGTAAAACTAGCCGCTTGTGCTAAATTCAAAACACTAATGGAAAGCAAAAAAATGAATGTAAAAAGCAAAGCACTCATTAGTGAATTAAAAACATTCGTAGCATCTGGTGGTAGTTATGCCGCAAAGATAGGAGACAATGACGATTTAGTCATGTCAACACTGCTTGTGATACGTGTATTACAAGACATTACAGACTTCCATAGTGATTTAACTGAGCATATGCGTGACCATGATGAAATGGTTGCACCCTTGCCGTTCTTTGCTGTGATTAACTAAAAGAGATAAATAATAGTATGGCAATTGATCAGGAATCCTTTAATAAAAGACTCTACGATATCTTTAAGACTCGTGGGTATAAACCTTCACCTAAAGACGCAAAAAATGAAAGAACTAATCCAGAGTCAGCAGATGTCTTTGAATTTTCATTCATTAAAGATGGAGACAACTATGGTAAAGCATGGGCCACTATAGATAAAACTTCATCCTTGAATATTTACTATGATGACAATCAAGCAGGAAGTCCTCCTGGAAAAACAAAAGGTGTTGACTATGATGATTCATGGAGCGGATTGCTAAAACATTTAAAACAATGGGCATTATCTAAGCAATTAAACTTTGGACTGCATGACAGTGATCGTTTAGGTGATGATATGCGTCAACGGGATTACTACAAAATGAAAGAAAAAATGAACGAAGGTTATCATGCTGTCAATCAAAAGACATCATACAACGATAACATACCTAACGTTAAAGTCGTTATACAACATGATAGAGCAGTCCAAGAAGGAGAGCAACGTTGGAGAAACGTTCATAAAATCTTTGTAGAAAATACAGAAGGTGAAAGATTCGCTGTTCCTACAAGAATGCCTGGTCTTGCTAGAGTATATGGTAGACATGTAGCAGAAGGTGGTACACCTTATGATGACCGTGGTAAACATATTACTTCATTAGTAGAAGAATATACTAAGATGGCCGGCTTTGTTCGTGCTACTCGTAGAGGTGAATTCAATGAATCTACTCAAAAATTAATACATGAAGGTGTCCAACATCATAAAGCATTAAAAGAATCATTACAAAAGATGCAAAGTCATAGAGGATATAATCTTTACTTTGAATCATGGACTCCTGCATTAATGGAAGATGAAATGGATTCATCAAACATTGCAGAGATGTTCGCACAAGATACAATCGATCCAAGAATCGAAAGTGTTCTACCTATTTTAAACAGACTAAACGGAAACATCATTAATGAAATAGAAGAAGTTAATGAGTTAGATCAATGGGCTAAAGGCATAACAGAAATTACAGAAGAAGTGATAGAAGAAGAAAAAAGAGATACACATTGCTCAGCCAAATGTTGTGGAGCAGATGTAAAAGCAGAAGACTGTGGATGTTCACCAGATTGTGAACATTGTAACTGTAATGCAAAAATTGAAGAAGGCATCGTAGATAAGGCTATAACAGCAGCCGCAGGAAAGATTGCGTCTAATCCTGAAGTGCAAAAACAAATTAGTGGCATGGCAAGTAGTGCAGGTAAATCTGCAGGAGATGCCGCAGTTAGTCAAGTTAATAAAGCAATCCCAGGTGCTGTAAACACAGCAACAGATCAAGCAATCAGCAATCTTAAAGGGCCAGCAATTGCAACTGGAGCCGCTATTGCAGGTGGAGCAGGGCTAGCCGCATATGGCGGAACTAAATTAGCAAACAAACAAAATAAAGAAAAAACTAATGAAGGTGCATACAATAAGTTAGTCGTAGATGCTTTAGAAATGTCTAAAGAAGAATTTGCTAAAAAGCATCCGGCATTTGCAAATAGATACAACGATATCATTGACTCACATTCAGATGACGATTATACAGATAGAATGTCTAAACCAGAACAAGCAGAACTTGATTTAAATGAAGCATACATGAGATCATATGTTGCTGAAGAAGTGAATAAAATACAACTTACAAGAGAAGCCGAACTAATTATTGCAAAAATAGAAAATAAAACACGTGGCAAACCCGATGCTTTTAAAGCAGAACTCTACAAAGAAATGCAAGAAATGCAAGAAAAAATGAACTCTGCAACTGATGCCGGGGTAAAAGAAAATTTAAACTTTAAATTTAGATTACTTCAAAAAAGATCACAAGGCTTGACAGGAGATAAAGCCTCTAATGCCCTTGACGCCGCTACCAAAGATGCACAAAAGAAAGCCGATAATGTACCGCAGAAAAAATTAGATATGACTCAAAAGGTTGATATAGGTAAAGCAGGAGTAGGTATTATTGGTGCATTACTTGAAATAGGTGAGTCTTATCAAATCGATGAGTTTCAAAGAGGAGAGTTTGGTGGCGACAGAGATGATAGACCTAAGAAAGGTAAACTTGTAACTAAAGACGGACAAGAAGTTACTTTACCTTTAAGAACAGAAGACTTTAGAGGTGATGAAATGATTATCACTGGATATCAGGCACCCCATAAGTCTAGTTCAACAGGCAGAATCTATACTGATGACGGTATGAGTTATTTCCCTAGTGTTGCTAATTTAAAAATTATTGACCATGACTTTAGTGATGACGTAGACGAAGCACTAACAGGTAATCTAGCAGGTAATTTTGCTGGCGCGGCAGGCGCAACTGCATTAGGCGGAGCATTAGGCGGACCAGTAGGTGCGGCTATAGGTGGCACAGCGGGTAAAATCGGCGGAGCATTAATAGGTGGAGTCGCAGGCGATAAAGCACAAGACGCCATCGATGACTTGGGCAAAGTTGACGAAGAACGTATGAGTTCTGAAGATGATGACTTAAGAGACGAAGAATCAGGTAAGAACCACGATCCCAAAACAGGTAAGAGAACTAAACCTCATCCGTTTGATCCTGAAGAGGATATAGACGAAACTAAATCAGGTGGAATGACATTTGCCGGAGACTATAAAACAGGCAAAGCGGGTCAATGGAGAAACACAGGGCCAACTAAAGGAAGACCTGCTAAAGTAGGTGACTTAGTTGGAGCAGAAGGCGAGTCTGATATTGATTATCGACATGGTGATGCAGTTATAATTGATGGTGCTTGGCATGAACTAAGTTTAGACAAAGACGGAACTTTATATGCTACTGACGAAGATGGTGGAGAACATGAATTTGTTAAAGGTTCAGAAAGTGATCACGGACATCCTAAAGATGCAAAAGATCATAGACCAGATAATGTCTCTGAATCAGCATTAAACGATATATTACGTTTAAGTGGTCGCACTGAATATACAGGTAAAAGCACTGGCAAAGGTGCTGGTACAGAATATAAAGGCTATGGCAGATAAGAAAAAGAAACAATCGAAAGTTTATATGATTCCAGAAAGTGAAACTAGAAACTCTCACACTTATCATTACACTGCTATTAAAACAAAAAACTTGACTGTTAGTAATACTAAATTAAGATTTAAGAAGTACAATCCAGTTAAAAGAATACATGAGTGGTTCATAGAAGCAAAACTACCCCCTCACACTAAGTAAGGTTTAGCCAATGAGATTTACAGAGTTTGTTATTGAAGCAGATGACTTAGTTAAGAAAAGAAATATTCCTCCCTTAGACATCAAATCCAGAGATGCTGTATCAGTAGATGATACATCAGATGCCTTATCTAATGTAGATACAAGTCAGATACAGGGCATGGATGATCGCATGGCACAACTTGCTCAAAACAAAGACTTAATCTATCAATACACTGACGATGAGATGACTGACCTTATTCCTGTCGATGATGAAGAAGATGAAGAAGGCGACGGTGAAGAAGAATCAGAGCCAAACACTCTACCACAAGAAATTAGAAAAGATTTAAGAACACACGGTGATGTTACTGCAAGATTTCATTCAGTAAAAAACTTACCTGGCTACATGGACGATGCTATTCGTATGATGGGTCAGAAAGTATTTTCATCTCTAACAGCAACTCCAATTGAAGACATTAACGTACTTGCTAATCTAGGAGATCAAGGACCAAACGAGCAACGAGAATTAAATGCTGTTGCTGGAATGGTTAATGCATACGGTGAAAGAAGAGGAGACTATGAAATGAAATTCGATAGAATCCTCCCCGGATATGAAGCAGACATTCGTGTCTATGAGTATAAGGATCAAATATTCTGCTTAGTAAAAGATTTTGCAGGCTCTTACGTTTATAGTTGGCCTGCAGAGAATAAAAAACTTAACTAATTATTCAACATCATTCAAAGGATTTTCTAAGATCGTTTGAATTCTTTCTTCTAACTCTTTTCTCATCTCACGTATGTCTTTATTAATCTCTTTGAAATTATTGTTCATCTCTTTTTCTATAGCATATACATCATTACGAACTTCTCGTTGAGTTGCCGCTGAACTAACTTCTACTGAACGTGCTAGTCTTGAGGCTTCTAAGATGTCTCCTGCTAAGTTATCTTTGATAATTTCTGTAAGTTCTGTTAATCTTGTAATTTCTTGTTGTATTGACTCAGGTTCAAGTGCTTCTAGTTTTGATTCTGCTTCTAACAATCTGTTATAGACTTCAAAACCTCCCCACATTCCACCGATCAATGTTCCTAATAATGGAATGATAATAAGTAACTTGCTACCACTCATTTTTATTCCTTCGTATTCTAATTGTGCCATTTTATTCTCCGTTATTGTTTACTACTAAATGCTTTGCCTGCTTCTGAAATACCAAATGATCCTAGTGTCACTACAACAAAAGAAGTATAGATATAGTCTGATATAACTAATTCTGTACCAGCTAATCCTGTCACTAAGTCTACAATACCGAAAGCAACCATCATAACAAACGATGCAAAGCCAATGATTGCTTTCTCATTGATTGTATTGTCGTCCATAAATAGGCCGCTAAAAGTAAATTTCTGTTTTGGTTTTACTTCTATAGCAACTTTTTTTAAATCTTTCGTTAAGGCTTCCATTTCTTTGATTTTGTCAGTAGCCTCATCTAATTTTAGAAGTAAGTCAGTGTACTTGTCTAAATCTAAGTTCTGAACGACACCATCGCCGCCCTCTATTTTGATGTTTTCTTCACTCATTATTATTCTCCTGGATGATCTTTTTGATGTTCTTTCATGTGTTCATCAAACTCTGTCTGAACTTTTGCTATTTCTTTTTGTAGGTATTCAATGTTTAAATCTTGTACAGCATCATCAGGTAACGCACCCAACTCACCTCTTGGCCATTTGATTCTAAACTCTGAATTAATCTCTACAGAATCTTGCATTCTAACTGTGTCTAATTGTAATTGGGCGATCTGTCCGGTCAGTGTAAAATATACACCTGCTATAGACAATATAGTAATCAGTATTCCTACTAGACTTTTTATATCTATTGTTAGTTGACTCCTGTCGTTCACCACCATTGTTTTGATGTCATCACTCATTATTGTTCTCCTGTGTCTTCATCTGGTTGTATTCCATATTGCATAAGAACCATCTTATACAATTTCTCTTGTGTATTGCCAGCCATACGATAGAATCCCATTTTGTTGTCATCTATCTTACTGTCTGGCATTTGCTTGTTATCAAAGAAGCCTGTAGTTCCTTGACTATAGACTTGATCTCCTGTATAAGAACTAAACCCTGCTGTATAACCTATATAAGCAACAGCAATAGTTTGGTCTGCATAACCACCGTCATCAGTAGGTTCTCCGTCTTGTATATTTTCTAATTGTGCTTGTAAATTAGCAGATGCTACTTCAACACCTACTGAGTCTGCAAGGCTCTCTACGGCGTCTGTAGTGCGTTGTTCTTGCATTGTGTTCTGTACTTCAAAACGTTGATAGTCTGGTGCTTGTTGACTTAAAAACTCAGTCAATCCTGTACCAGATGATAATGCTTCGGTTAAACTATCTTCAAACTGTATATCAGTACTAGTAATACCACCAGAACCATCGTCAAACGCCTCTACGAACAGTTGTTCTTCTGCTTGTGCTTCTTGTTGTTGCTCAGACACTTCAAATGCAGAAGTCTGTACAACGTCTATAGACGTACTAGAGACATCAATCGCAGTATCTACTTGTCCTGTTGACTGTTCAAACTGTTGTTGGCTTGAGTCATCTGCAACGTAACCAGAGGAGTCAGTACTGCTACTACTGCTACTACTGCTACCACTAGATGAAGATGATCCGGAGTTATTAAAACTTCCACCATCTTGACCTGCAAAACTTTGATCACTACCTGAATCAACTCCGTATGATATTGAACCAGATGCTCCACCATCACTAATTACGTCTTCAATAACGTTAGCAGTTTGTGCATCATCTGAGACTTCAGAAACAAATTGTGAGATAGCAACACTTTGATAAGAAGGTCTTGACCTTGATGAACTGCTACTAGATGATACGGCTTGCTCTGCTTCTCTTTCTACAGTCTTCTCTTGTGCAATTGCTTCTTCACGTACTTCTTCTTGTTCTTCAACTGCTTCTTCTCGTTCTTCTACGATCAATTCTCGTTCCTCGATCACTTCCTCTTCCTCTCTCATCTCTTCAGGAGATTCATCAGCAATCAACTCTAGTAATTCTTCTTCACTAATCAGTTCTTCAAACGCCTCATCCTCTTCTAAGATATCATATGCTTCTTCAGCCTCTTCAAAGATTTCTTCATCATCATATACTTCATACAAGTCAGGTAACATATCAAATTCATCTTCTCTTAATTCATCTTCATAAGCGTAGTCATCATAATTTGTTGGTTCAAATGTTTCCCATTCAATCTCACCTTCTTCATTAAACTCTATAACCTCAAACCATTGATCAACTTCTTCTTGTCCATAAGTTGCAACATCATGTTCATACCAGTCTTGGTCTGTAAATGTATAAAATTCTTCACCATATGTATCTACCATGTTATATAAGTTTTCATTTTGTTCTTGTTGAAATTCTTCAGTTGCCCAAACATCAGCCGTCAATCTGTCTCCAGCAATTGTACCAGTTGGATCCCATTCTAAATCTTGTATATACATTTGTTCATCATGTAATTCAGTGTCATAGTTTTCTAATCCACCTACTGCATCCAACACAAAGTCGCCTGGTCGATCTCCATTGAACTGTACTGCTAATGGATCTTCGCCTAATGCGAGAATATCTTCTTGTCCCATTGTAACAAATACAGCATCTTGTGGAGATAAGCCTTGATCAACTAACATTTGTTGTTCTGTGTTTAAGTTATCATATGAGATGTTAGGGTCTAGTCTAGGATCATAGTTACCATTTACCATCCAGGGTTCATCCTGATAATCATTGGGGTTTTGCATACCCATATCATCGTAATAGCCGTCATCCATTCGAGGACTGCCATCATATTCTACCCATGTATCATCTCCAGTTGGACCATACAATGAAAATGTCATTCCTGTTGCTGGGTCAGTAACTAAACCTGTGTTAGGATCATAGTTAGGATCAGTTGTAAAATCTACTGCTTGTTGATATCCAGGACATAAAGGATCTGACATAGGATCAATCTCACATGATAACCCTTGATTATAGTCTAGGTTCTGATAGAAAGTACATTGTTGACTATATTGTGGGTCTTGGGCACATTGATCCTGTACTAATGCAATATCATATAAGATACAGTCACTTGAGAATAAAGGATTACTTTGACATTGAGCAGGTTCTCCAGAGGCTTCAGAATAGAATATACCGCCTCCACCTTCTAAGTAACCTTGATCCATCATATCGAAATTACCATCGGCTTCGCCGTCTCCGTGATTGTCTGTATTGTCATCAAAGAATAGATATTGAGTATAGTTGGCATGATCTTTCTGTTCTCCAATTAGAACATCATGGGACTCTATACTTAATTCTCTGTAAACCATTCCGTAATTGTCAGGCTTGTCAACGTTTGCTCTTTCTGCATCAGTACATCCAGCAGAATCATCAGCACATTTTGTATCCGAATCATTGTAGTCAAATAGATATAATTCAAAACTATTACTAGAACCCTCTCTGCTGTTGTTATGGTAACCATACTCTGCCATGTAATACCAACCAAAGATAATATAGTCATCAAAGGATTTGAACATCATTGCACTATCTTGTGTGCCTGTGTTTGCCGCATCGCCATATATTAAATCAGTGTAAAAAGGAAAGATCGTATCAGTCATAATTCCTGATGATGGATGCTCTCCACTACCTAATCGATTGGGTGTATAGTCCTGACAGTAATCACTAATGCTAATCGAACTTGACTTCAACAGTTTTAAGCAACCATTAGTACTCATTAATCCATGAGTAAATGATTCATTGTGCCACTCCCATGAGAAACCAAATGCGGCGGCTCCATCACAACCTGAGTCATCACCATTGCCTGTCGCATTGCCGCCAGTACCTGACGTATCTAATGTACATTTAGTTACACCGTTATGATGATCATTATTCGCATAGTAAAGACCATACAGATCGGTTAGTCCAGAATAGTTGCTTGTTGTACTATAGATAGTACTAGTACCATCTGCATTGTATGTGCCGTAGTTAGGTGTGGTCTGTGCTACAACTAAACTAGATGATACTAACAGTAATAAAAATGTTATTAATTTGATTCTTGCCATTCGTTCTCACAACTCTCAGTAGTTTTACGTCTTCCCTTAAAGTCAGGTCTAGTACATTTTTCTACATAAGCGGCTTCATCATCACTCACATCTGATATCTCATCAACTTCTATTTTATTAGAACTGAATAGACTTAGAACTTTGTTTTTAGCACCTTTCTTTTTGTCAGGTCTTCTTTGTTCGTTTGCTTCCCATTTATCAGAAGCGGCTGGTCCAATTGCTCCCATGTACGGACAAGGAGTGCCTGCCATTTCCATTGCTTGAAATACTCTAGGATCCTGACACATTAATGATACTGCGGCTACTTTCATACCCATGTCGTATATTGTTTTACTTAACTTAATACGTTCACAGTTCATATCTCTAACTGACTTACCACCTGATAAACCGAATACTTGACCCTGAAACGCTCCTGACACACCTGTTGTACACAAGTCTTGTGAGTAACTAGACCCGATGCTCGGTGCAATCGCACTTGCTGGTGGTGCCTTAGTTGTTATCTCTTGTTTAATAGTCTGATTAGTTTCATTCTTATTAATGTTTTCATTTTTGTTGTTGTTATTGTTGGTATTGGTGTTTTCTGACTTGTTATTAGTCGTTACGTTAGAATCACTTGTACTGTTGCTAGTATTATTATTGTTATTAGTATTATTTGAGGTAGTGTCGTTGGTGTTGTTATTGTTGTTGGTATTATTAGATGTCGAAGTACTATTAGAATTCACATTTTGGTCAATGTTAGAATTGTTGTTATTGGTATTCGTGTTATTCGAGGTACTGTTCACCGTGCTATCACTAGTATTATTATTGTTGTTAGTGTTATTACTAGTAGAAGTATTGTTGTTGGTATTGTTATTGGTATTAGAGTTGGTATTGTTATTAGTATTTGTATTGGTGCTGTTGTTGGTGTTAGTCGAGGTGTTATTATTGGTATTAGTATTGGCACTAGTATTATTATTAGTATTGGTACTAGTACTGGTATTGTTATTAGTATTAGAGTTAGTATTGTTGTTTGTATTGGTCGATGTATTGGTGTTATTATTGGTGTTATTATTGGTATTGTTGTTAGTTGAGGTGTTAGTGTTGTTATTAGTGTTGTTATTGGTGTTGTTATTGGTGTTGTTATTGGTATTAGAGTTGGTATTAGTATTGGTATTAGTATTGTTGTTAGTGTTATCGTTGGTACTAGTGTTGGTGTTGGTACTAGTATTTGTATTGGTGCTGTTGTTAGTATTGTTGTTTGTAGAGGTATTGGTTGTGGTGGAAGTACTAGTACTAGCCTCACAGTTTTCAGTCCCTGCTGTACAGGTACCAGTTGCCTGAGCCGAAATATTTTGGCTGGCAAATCCCACACTAAATAAAATTAGTGCGATTCTCATATGTTTCAAATGCATATTATCGTTTCCTTATCGTAAGTTTAGTTCGCACTAGTATTTATGTTTTGGGAACCGAAAAGGAGTGTTAATACTCTACTATCATTTGATCACAGAGATTGCTGTTACTCAAGTCCCTAGCATACGGGAATCGCACTCTTTATATAACTTTTTTTACAAATGGGTAAATTAGGCATAAATATATATTGACAAAGGACTTTATTAGTGTATAATAGAGTCATGTGTTAGAGATTTATCTCTTAAACTAAACTAGTGAGACTTCGGTCTTGCGACAACACATATAGAACTATAATTAGGCATATATTACAGGAGAAATCATTATGGCCAGTCTAGCAGACATCCGTGCCCGTCTCGCGGCACAAGAAAATAAATCATCCGGATCTAAGTATCCAGCATCTGACGGAGCGATATTCCCTCATTGGAAAATGGACGAAGGAGCATCTTGCTCACTACGTTTCTTACCCGATGCGGACCCAGAAAATTCGTTCTTTTGGATAGAGAGACAAGTTATTAAACTTCCGTTTAATGGCGTGAAAGGTGATCCAAATGTGAGACAAGTAACAGTTCAAGTACCGTGCGTGGAAATGTTCGGTGAAAACTGTCCCGTACTTGCAGAGGTTCGTCCTTGGTATAAAGACGAAACTTTAAAAGAAATGGCAAACAAATACTGGAAGAAACGTTCATACATCTTTCAAGGCTTTGTACGTCAAAACCCAATTGGGGAAGACAACACTCCCGCGAATCCTATTCGCAGATTTGTTATTTCACCTCAAATCTTTCAAACTATCAAAAGTTCATTGATGGATCCAGAGATCGAAGAATTACCAACTGACTTAATGCGTGGTCTTGATTTTAATATCAGAAAGACTACAAAAGGT